GGAGGTTCGAAGTAGTGATGATGATTGGACTCGAGAACATTATTCCTTTGTCAGATAAATCTGCCATTGGAGGACGATAAGGATTGCACGATACGAGAGTTTGAAATTCTTGTATATCATGTGCATCAGCTGACTGGCCAAGATCATCAAAAATGACAATAGGCTGTCCGCAATATCCGTCCCAATGTTCTGTATGGCACGTTCTTTGGTAAACTAATTGTTGCATCGTCAAATGTGGAAAGAAGACTGAAAAGATTGAAATCAATTCATTTAGTCTTGTACTCTTTCCTTGTCCCGGTTGTCCAAATAGGCCAACGACATAAGGTTCCATCCGGTCATGAGCGTCCTCTTGTAAAGAGTAATCTCGACACCGTTGATGAAAAACCAGATCGCCTTTCACTCCTCCTCGATCTCGAGGAAAACCGAAAGTGGCTTTATTGGATGGGTGAAACCCATCGTGAGGGTCATAGAATTTCTTGACCTTCTCACCAAAGAGACGTCCCTGTTCTTTAAAAAAATCTAGAACATCTTGGGATATCCCTCGATGGGGTGACGATAACTGGGCTCGATGTTTCTCAAGTGTTGTCTGAATAAATTCAGCCGGTACTTCGAGACAAAGGGCTTTGCTTTGCAACATACTGAACATAAGTCGAACATAATCAGTTTCAGAAAGATTCTTACGAATCTTCTGATGAACATCTTGGGGAAGGAGAGAAATATTTTTTCCTTCCGGAAGTTCTTCCTGATCAAATGCTCGACTAACTAAGAGACATAGAGATGTTTTCAAGCACTTTATAATCTGTTCTTCAGTTAACTGTAATTTCTTTAACTGAGAATAGATATTGACAAAAATGACACTAAGTAAGTTTCCCTTTGTAGGGACAATTCTTTTGTGTCTGTTCCTCTGATTAGACTTGATCTCGTCTAAGAAGAACATTTTTAATGTCAAGTAAAGTGCATATGCTAGTTTCAGAGAGTGGAACACTACCTTTCGGTCATCGAAGACCAAAGGATAGATTCCATTGATACGATCAAATTGGATACCGTATTTGAGACAAAAATGGAAAAAGGAAAAATCCCGATCCCGTTTTTCTGTCTTATAACGATATCTTATTGAATGGTTGGTGTGCATACGAATCTTTTTTTCCAGGTTAACCTTATCAAGTACAAAGGTTTTACCTTGGTAATCCTCAATTAGAGGACTCACGTCTATTAGACGTAAAAGACTCAAAAGCACGCGATCTAGTTTATTCTCTCCCATGAAGTATGATCTTTGCAAAAAGACCTCTTCAAAGGATCCAATATTCAACATTCGATACGTTCCAGAAATGGTGAATTTACGTTCACCGACGTTGGCCGACATTTTCGGGTCGACCTCCTCTGTTACGTTTTTCGGAGTTGAGTTGTCAAGAAATGGGGAACTAACCCAAGTCTAAGATAATTCATCAATGAATAAGTATGGATCAAATCAGTTGAGAGTAAGGGTGGGGTACACCTCACTCACTTAATTCAATCACTTTTCCACCGATGTCTGCCATATCAAAGCAGATGGACAGT